CAAGCTCGTAGATCTCTGCAGTCATCGTGTAGATATAGTTCTTACCTAGCTGGTAGAACGGTGCTTCTCTTTCTACAAACTTGATTTCATATAGATCTTTTGTGAGTGGTAGATAGATAAGGTCTCCCTCATTAGGTCTACCATCTACAGTTGTAACATCAGCAAACTCTTGGAATACCTGACTCCATCTGTTCTGCGATACCACCATCGTGATCTCATCGGTGATACGTAGACCAAACTTACTAATGAATTCAGATGGTGATCCAAATCCCTCAACATTAATCAATAGCATCTCAATCATGTATTGAGTATTAAACTCGGAATACAAAATATCATCTAGTGCTACATCTTTAATCATCTTCCGAGGAAGATAGTAGACATCACTACCAAACAATCTAATTTGCTCATCCACTAAACTTTGGATAAGTGATTGCTCTGTACTGACACCACCGTGTTGAGGAAAGTAAATACTTTTCATCCGATCATATCCATTGGGGGAAGTTCATAGTAAGAAGAACTCTTCGCCATGAGAGCATCAATTTCTTTTTGTGCATCCTCAAACAACTGTCTACCATTGAGTGATACACCACCAGGTAGTTGTACGTTGTTAAACTTGATTAGGTTCTGACCCCACTGTCTCTTGATCAGTGCAGTTAGATATTGCTTGACAAAACTATCGTTATAGACTTGACTAAAATCATCTGGATTGAGATAACGTTGACAATCAATCAACAAATAATTACCTTCAATCATTCTTGCTTTATCAATATCAAGATACAACCTGTCTGATCTTTGATTAAATCTAAACTGAACCAATGATCCAGTCTGGACAATCATGTCAAGTGTCTCAAAATATTGCTTGAGCATATAGTAATTTGACATATCAAAATTACCAAAAGCAAATCCTGATGAGAACGAAAAGATGTCCATCAGGAAGTATTGGTTATTCATACCAAAGAGATTGTTTCTCGCAAAGTTAGATGAGATACCCATCACTTTAGAGATGCCAACTATATGTTCTGGAATTTCAATAAAGTTCTTTCTAGTCAACCAGGTAGATGCATCAGGAGCTGGTGTTGATGACGTTTCATCAGCACTATCAAAACGTGTTACATCGTCTGCTGTAATCTCATGTTTGAGATACATTTGTTCAACGCCATCAAAATGACGCTCTCTATAGTATTGGAAAGCATCATCAATCAAGTCATCCAGTTGATCATCATCTACGTTAATTTCAAGAACTGGATGACCGAGACGCCTCAAACAATAATCTTTGAGTTCTTGTCTACTTGAGGGTTCTGCCATTAGTTACTCCTTATGCCTGTGCTTCAGACCAACGAATGTTAATCGTCGCATTAACTGCGCTACCAGAAGTTAGATAAGCGTTGATCGCTAGTACGTCTGGACCGTTGGGGAATGTACCTCTACCACCGATAGGAGTGTTAGTAAGTTCCTTCAGTTCTGATAGATCGATGTTATCTCTGGAACCAGGTGCTGCAGTGAATGCAAAGACCTGCTCTCCAGGAGTTGCTGCACCAGTTAGAGGTGCGAACACATAGGTAGAAGATCCTGCAGAACCAGCTCTAGTTCTGTCAGAGAACTGAACCCAGGTCGTACTACTATTTCTTCTAAAGATGTTAGCAACAGTAGTTCCTCCTCTCAAGTCACCACCAGTTACCTCAAAACCAATCTGCACACCAGAGATGTCAGAGGTATTAAAGAAGACATAGTTGGAATTATAGTTTTGTGTGCCAGCGTTTGATGCTGAAACTGGAGAGATACCACCGATGAATGTGATATCACCACCAGATGCAATCTGTGCGAACGATGGTTGTCCACCAGAACCACCTGTATTCAGACCTGCCCAGGTAACATCGTTTGGATCGGTTGGATAGTTTTTAGGATTAAGAACACCCTCAATAATGATACCTTGCGAACTTGATCCACCCTGTGCAGTAATCTCAATGTTCTTGAGTAGCAACTGTGCTCGGTTGATTAGTTCTCTCTCACCTAGGTCACCAGTGATAGCATTAGAAACACTAGGAGATAGTCTGATCAAGAAGATTGTAGACTTGGTAGTTGTAAGTTCAACTTCTTTTTCTTGGTAGTTGAATAGGTATCCACGATCTTCATCGAATCCACCATCAGTTAGGAATGCAGAACCCCAGTGATTAATCTGTGGTGTTGCTGTGTTTGATAGTAGAATAACACCAGTGTTTTCTGCGTGTTGTGCAGCACTACCTGCTTTGTATGTTCTTTGAGAACCTGCAGCAAAGTTAGTGTAATTTGCAGATCTAGTAAGACCTGTTAGATTATTAGTTGCTCTATTAGTGTATCTTACAATTTCATTATTGATTAATAGAGTTCCGTTGTTGGGGAACAAAGATGCATCTTTAAGTGCAATCGTATCAAGTTCTGTATCAGCCAATTGAGTTGCTAGTCTACCTTTAGCACCTTCGTTAATGACCTCATAACGAACTGGTAGGTTACCAGAACGCATGAATGCTTCGTTGTTTCTGTTGTTGTTCTTCAGTCTGTGGCAGAATGTGAAGTTACCAGCGGGACCTCTGAACATCCAGTCAATGAATCCAGCACCATACCAGGTGTATTGGAATCCAATCATCTGCATCCTGTTGATTTGGATGTCATATCCAGACTTACCAGTTCCATCACATCTATCAATGTTCCACTGATTTTGTGGGATAATAATTTCTTTAGTCAGTGCTGCTTTGACGTTAACTGCATTAGAAACTCCTCTAAAGTCTGGGTTCATATACAGTCTAGTGTTGTTATCAATTTTGGTGATAACGTGAGACATACCACGAACGACAATTCTGTCACCAACAGATAACTGTTCAGTAAACTTGGTGTTAGTTCCAGTAAGTTCGTTAGAGTCTGAAGTTGCTGTTACTACACCAGCAATCTGGAATGTAGAAGATCTCAATCCGACAGCAATGTTAGATCCGTCATACTGGAAGAAGATACCATTCTGATCATCAAATGCACCAGCACGAACCGTAGCACCCTGCCATCTATACAGAGCAACAACTGGCTGATCGCCAAATGCTGCTGATGTAGATGCTAGGTTATTCTGTGCAAGAACAGTAAATGTAATTTCATCAATAACCGACGCTACAGTGTAGTGATCATTATATCCTGCTGTGGTCAAACCAACTAGCTGAACTTCTGCACCAACCTGTAGACCGTGATTAAGGTCATCAGTAACACAAGTAATGATACTACCAATTGAAGTTCCATCAGCATCCACACTTCTCAAGTCGTAAGAAGGTGCGAACAAAGCACCAGTGGTATACATGATACCTTTACCAGACTGATATCTGATATACTTCTTGGATTGACGAACTGCTTGTGCGCCGTGTGCAGGAGAACCTGTACCCAACTGAACACCACCATCAAATGGTCTGTGTGTATAGAATGAATCAGTTCTTGGATATACAGAACCAACAATACCGCTTTCGGTAACAGTACCAGTTGTTCTTGCTGTATAAGTAAAGTTGTCTAGACCAGGTACTTCATCTACAAAGAATGGTCCAGATGCTAGATCATGACCAGGAGAGTTAGATGTAATTGATACCAGAATCGTGTCGCCAGGTACTAGACCATGGTTAGTTGAAAATGTTACATTAATCTTCGCAATAGCGGAGTATGTAACTGTGGTTCCATTTCCTACAGTGCTTGTGGTAGGAGCACTCAAAGATACTGCTTTGAAGAATGCAATTGTATCTCCAGAAACTGGAGTACCAGATGCCGTAACCTCTGTAATAGTTCCTGCAACGTCAACATTACTGACGGTAATCGTCATGTCATTTGTAGTTGGAGAACCACCTAGAGAAGCACCAGAAATTGAGAATTGATATCCAATTTTGTATCCAGTACCACCATTAGTAATTTCTGGTGAATAACTACCCGAAGAAATTCTCGGTGTGAACGTTGCATTAAATGCCGTTGGGTTAGCAGTATAGTTTATATACGTTTGATTACCGTCCCAAGGCGTACCAGCAAGAGTGATACCAGTAATGCCACCTTGTGCATCAACTGTTTGTACTGTAATGGTTAGATCATTGACCCCAGCTGTTCCACCAAGAACATCACCATTAATAACGATGTCGTCTAGGTTGGCATAGTTCTGACCAGGGTTTCCAATAGTAACATTGTATGCAGGAGTTGTGCTGGCGCTGAAGTTGGGGGTTACATTATTTGTAACCATTGTTTGTGTATCAGCTGCGTTACCACCAGCATCTTCTGTAAGAACAGAAAGTGTAAATGAAGTTCCTGGGGACAATGCGGTAATATCTAAACTACCACTAGTTGATCCACTAGCCGCATAAACAACTGAAGACGCATTGACTAAACCAATCAATGCATTTCTAACTGCTGTAGTGGTATCACCTGCTAAAGCTGTGTATGTAAAGTCTGTAGTACCATTAAGAGTAATCTTGAATGTATCATCAACTTCGACTGTACCACCAATGATGACCTCATCTACCTGTGCAGTATTCTGACCAGCACCAACTCTTTCAATTTGGAATCCAGCATTGATACCAGATCCAGTTGTGGATGACTGTTCAACACCGTTGTATGTTTGACTGGAAGGAACCGCAGTACCAGTAACATTAAATGTATCAATACCTCCCGAAGCAGTAACACCAGTGATGTGAATGTTGAGATCATTTGTTGGCGATGTACCACCAAGTGCATTACCATAGATGACCAGATCTTCTCCTACAGCAAAATCAATACCCGCTCGGGTTTGTGAATTAGATGGAGTACCTGAAAAATTGATAGATGTGATGACACCAAAAGCATCGACACCAGCAATAGTAATAGTAAGATCGTTAGTAGTATCATCACCACCTAGTGAAGAACCAGGAATGACAATTGTTTCTGTAGCAGAATATCCACTACCAGCATTAGCAGGGAATACATTCTGATATGAAGGGGATGCACCACCAATCCTTTCTACGGTAAACGTTGCCCCTGATCCTAGACCAGAGTATGCACCAGTGTTAACACTATTATAAAAGTTTTGTGGGTTTACAATTACGGTGCTATAAGCACCGTCTGTTCTTGTGATATCAAAGGATGCGCCACTACCATTACCAAAGTTAAGACCTGCAGCTGCAATTGGTTGAGATACAAAACTGTTACCAGTTTTATTTACAGTATATGGAGCAGATAGAGTAACTACATTGCCATTAATATTAGTAACAAAAACTGTTTCACCAGCTCCATTGTCTAGACCAGCACCAACCTCAATGTTTGCAGTATCATTGAAAGTAATTTCAGATACTGGAGCAGTGAATGAATCAGTAATGTTTAGTGTTGCATTAGTATCAACAACAGCAGTTACCTGGGTGCCTGTTGCAATACCTGTGCCTCCAAGAGGAGCACCAATCGGTGGCAATACAGAAACTGCTGATACACCAAGTTTAGTAGCACCTTGAGTAGCAGATCCTCTAGTTGCGAAGTTACCACTAGCACCCTGTGTTACTACAGTAAACGTTGGGCTTGTACCGATTGCAGCGCCAGTGTAGAAACCTGCTTGCTTCAGGATTGTGAATGAAGATTTTAGTGCAGTAGCAGGTGTTGTACCTACTTTTGCTTTGGCATAATAAGTAAACTGTGTTGCTGATGGAACAGAGTCGATAATAAATGAACCCTCTGCTTTAGCAAAACCTGGAACAGCATCATCGAGACCTTTGATAGAGATAGGATCTCCAACAACCAAACCATGATCTAGAGTTGAATCAATAGTAATTTTAGAAGGACCAATTGAACCAGAACCAGAAGATGCATCGGTCGTTACACTTTCGATACCGATATCAGATCCAGGAACTTCGTAGATAGAAGGATAACCACGTAGCAAGTCAAGAGACTGCCACTTGGTGGGTTGGATGCCATACTCAAAGTCAGCGTCAAGCATCGATTGAGGTGTTGCCATCCTCATACGTTCGATAGCATCAGTACCGAAGTCGTATGGTCTAGTTCTCTGTTCTTCTGCTTCGACAAAAATTAGAATCTTGTCAGATGCAAAATGCGAAGAAGTATCATACAAAAATGTAATGGTAGTTACACCATTAGACAATGTGTTACTGTATGGAAAATCAGGATCTGATCCATCTGTTGTTGATGTAAAATCAACTGAAACTGGTAGTGATGGATCACTAAAATTATATAAGAAAATGTTTTTAGTAGCGTTACTGATGATCAAAATTTGATCAACATCTACCTTGTCAAGAATCTTTAGCGTACCTGCACCAGCAATTCCTGGGGAGAATACATAGTCTCTAATTTGTCTTTTTGCCATTTATAAACTCCGTATTATCCTAATGCGATAGAGAATGCTACAACCTTACTATCAACGTACTTGCGATTTGCAGCGTCCGTTGCGGCAGCAGGATCTGCCAGATTCGTTACTTTATTATTTAGAAGATTCAGATCACCTGCGAATCCTCCTACTACAGTCAATTGTCCTTGCATGGTAAGGTCCCCTGCAGATCCATCCAAAACTACTTTATTGGATCCAGCAACAATATCACCACTGGTTGCAATTGTGTTTGCTGTTAGAATGCCTGGAGTAGAAATGTTACCTGTTGATTGTGCTATGGATGCAGATCCAACAGCAACATCACCTTTCACTGTCAGATTGGCTGGTACAGCATCAGTGCCAATCGTAACTGCTTTTTCTGCATCCAGAGTTTCTTTGAGTGTTGTTGCTTGCTGTACTTCTAGTGTATCACGTAGGATGGTTGATCCACCTACATCCAATGAACCACCAATAGTAAAATCAGTATCAACTACACTGTAGTTAAATTTTGCATAAACTGAAATAGAAACATCTGGGTTATCAGAATATGCTACAATACTTTGATCACCTCTTACCTTGATATCTTTTCTTTGATAAGAAACTCTTGGTAGTAGATCTTGATTGTACTCAATGTATTGGTCTGAAGTAACCGCAGGTGCAACACTAGAATCAACAATAGCAATTCTAAATCTTGCGTTGCTAGAACTTTGGTTAGCAACAAACAAACTCAATAGAGCTTCTTCGTTTGATGGTACAGAGTAGATTGTGGTATTTGTTTTTACTGGATTCAGCATTGCTGCTGCTACAAATCCAGTAGCGGTTGGGTCAGCTTTAATCTGACCGTGCAAGACAAATGTAGTGCTCGCACATGTTGACCAGACAACTAGAGTCTGATTGTTACCGTAGTAGATCGTATCACTTTCGTAACTTTCACCTTCACCAATTTCATAATCATAGAGAATGTAGTTTTCTGGATTGAAGTCAAGAACTCCACCAGTGGATACACCGATCCTAACCCTAACAGGATAAGGGTCTTTATGTGTAATAACAAGTTTACCCTCTACGACCTTGCCTGCTTCTGCAGTGTGTAATGCGACTCTCGTTTTTAGGGGTGTTACAAGAGACGCTAAATATCCAAAGGTGGGATTAGACATCTGGTTGTCGCTATAGTCCTTCTGTGTTATACTTATTTATACCTGTCTACAATACTATGCCTAAACTGATTACTGGGTGCAATGGATTTATTGGTAAGAAGTTTGCAGAAAAACATAAACCATTCATTGGTGTAGAGGATTACAATGCATGGGCAATGCTTGAGAACTTCCATGGATGGAAAGACATTGATGAAATTATTCACATGGGAGCTATCTCTTCCACGACATGTACTGACGAAGAAAGACTTAATTGCTTTAACGTAGAATTTTCTATTAGATTATTTGAGATTGCTATCGAACATGGCATCCCAGTTAAGTATGCTTCATCTGCTTCTGTATATGGTAACAAGCATGATGGTGGACTAGATCCTCTCAACCTGTATGCAAAGTCAAAGGTTGCTGTAGATCTTTGGGTGTCTGAAAATATTGATAGGTTTGAGCTTATTCAAGGATTTAGATTCTTCAATGTATATGGTCTAGGTGAAGAACACAAAGGTAATCAACGCAGTCCTGTAAGCAAGTTTGCAGAGCAAGCAGTAGAGAAAGGTGTGATTGAAATTTTTGAGGGATCTGAAAAGATGTTCCGAGATTTTATATGGGTAGATGACGTTGTAGATATTGTAGATAACAATGGAGAAGAGTCTGGCATCTATGATCTTGGATCTGGTAGATGTTATTCATTCAGACAGGTAGCAGAAATTATCGCAAAAAAATTCGGGGCGGAGATCAAAGAGATCCCCTTCCCCGAACATTTGAAGGACAAGTATCAATACAATACTGTTGCTAATTTTAAGTGGGAGAACAAAGAGTTCATCTCAATTGAGACATACATCAGTCACCTTTCACTACTCGATAGGAATCAGAGTCAAAGTGTGTCGTAGAGAACTCATACATTTCCGTCTCTTCTAAACCTAACATCTGATGACGCAATAACCTGGGGACTTCAAATTTGTCTCCAGGTTTTAATATTACTGTATCTGCATCAGCAAAATCATCCTCATATCCATATACTAATTGTATCTTACCCGAGTGAATGTAGAATGTTTCTTCTTTTAACTGATGATAGTGCCAAGAACATTTCTTCCCTGGTTCAAAGAATAAAAGTTTTCCACAGTATTTGTCATTATTGACAATCCACTTTTCGTATCCCCAACCTTTAGGTACGTGTTTAAAAGAAGTCATTAGAATTAATTCCTTTGTCGTCAATAAAATAATCAGCGTGTGGTTTTCCCAGTATCAAATCGTGATACTTACATCCCCAAGTATTTAATTGTTCTCTGGTTAAGTCTGTTAGGAGTTGAGCTGCTTTCCAGGCTGCATCAGGATCTCCATCAAACCTACCCATTCCTCTAGCAGTGAAGTATACTATTGTATGACCTTCATCATACAACTTATTTATTTTATCAATTCTGGTATGCCAAGGTTGAGCATCTTCATAGTTTCTACCTACAGTTGGTGTGCAGATAGTATTATCAATATCAACAACGTATTTCATTTACATCATTTTGGGATAGGACATAGGTGCCGAAGTGTGTGACGGCAATTGCTGCTGCTTTATTTGCATATGGAATAGCACGATCAATAGTTCCTAAAAGCAGATAAAAATGAACTAATGTTGCTAGAAATGTATCACCAGCACCTGCTACATCAAATACAGGTACATTAATACCAGGAAAAGACATACCATCATAAGTACATCCCTGTGATCCTTTAGTCACAATCAGATTGGGGTAGTCTCCTTCTAACTTCTGTGCCTCCCTATCGTTAATCTTGATATAACACTCTTTGGGTAATCGAGTCTTCTTACTATCGATAAAGACAGGACCCTTAAACCAGTCTACCAGTTCTTGAATCTTTTCTTCAGAAAGGAATCCTTTGTTATAGTCAGAGATGACCATGACATCAAATTTTTCTGTTGGTAGATCCCATCCAAAATCTTCAGCTTGATCGTTCTCATCTAACCGCATGATCTGCTGGTTGGACTTGGAGTCTACGTATCGAGTCTTGGTAATTTGTGCTTTATGAGTCATCATGTATACATCGTTCCCAAAGGACACCAGGTTCTCTCTGACGTTATAAGCCATTCCTTTGGCACTTTCTACTCTATCATAAACCATAACTGGTACGGGCGCTTCAGGACTGATCCTGGTGACTGTGCCATACACATAATTATCGATACAGGTGTCACCGATAAGGAGTACCTTGAATTGTTTGGGTTGTGGAGTAGTCTCCTTGTCGATCAAAAAACCGAACTGATTTTGCATAGTGTGAACCTACTACTTCTTTTCCTTTCCAGTCGGAACCGACTACCATTGTATCAGGTTTAAGCGATTCCAGCAACTCCTCTAGTTCTTGTCTGGTATCAAACACATGAACTACATCAACATATCTGATGGCATCTAGCATCATCCGTCTATCGAATTGCGAAAAAATAGGTCTCTCGGGACCTTTCATTTCTGCTACCTTCCTATCGGAATCAATAGCAACAATGAGATAGTCTCCAAAAGACCTAGCGTACTTTAGAAGTTCGATGTGTCCAGGATGGAGCACATCAAAACATCCGTTTACGAAAGATATTTTCATTCGTTTGGTACATGAACAAGTTTCTGAATTTCTGGAAGATACATCCATTCAATATCACTCTTACTCAAAGTGTTGACTGCATCTTCGATTGTCTCGACCAGAGGGTCTCCACCAAGATTAAAAGAAGTGTTGAACAGAATAGGAACACCTGAAATCTTATCAAATGCATCAATGAGATTATAATAGTGTTCATTCTGTTCTGGAGTCACTGTCTGGATTCTGCAAGTGTTATCAACATGAATAACAGAAGGAATCTTTTCTTCTACTCCATCATGACACTTGACTGCATACATCATGTGAGGTGTCTCATCACGACCTGCTAGATCAAACCAGTCATGAACTGCTTCTTTCTTAATGGAACAAGCAAATGGTCGGAACCATTCACGGTGCTTGACTGCATTGACATGATCTTTACCATCTTTGATAGTAGGATCGAACAGAATAGATCTGTTGCCCAATGCACGAGGACCACCCTCGGAACGACCCTGATAGATTGTTACGATGCTACCTTCACGAATTAGTTTAGCAACATCATCATATGAAGTGTCGGTAACTTCTAGACCTTCTAGGTCTGCCTCGTAACCAGTAGGATCATATTGAGGACCATAATAAACAGACTCTTGCTTACTGGGTTTCTCGGTTTCCTTCAGTTTGTTGTAGACATATTTGGCTCCACCAATAGAAGTACCACCGTCATGTGAGATAGGCTCACAGTAGATATTGAGATCAGGAAACTCCTTCCAATACTTGTAGTTTGCAACGCAGTTGAGACCGTAACCACCACAAATTACAATGTTCTTTTCACCAGTCAATTCGTGTGCTTTGCGAATCAACTGAACCATACGGTCGGAAGTTTGTTCCTGAATCTTGTAAGCGAGATCCTTTTGAACATCCGTATACTCACCCTGAACATGATTCTTAACGTCCTCTTTGAGGACATCATAACGAGAAACATTAAGCATTGCTGCATTAGGATAAGTAGGAATAATCAGATTTCGATTACCCCACTCGCCATTAAAGAATGATGGTAGGTCTTCATTGGGGTTGCCGTATGGAGCAAGACCCATGAGCTTACCTGCCTCAATGGCGGGGAATCCACAATATTGTGTTACTGCTTCATACATTTTAGTATGACCAGGGTACTCGGTAACAAAGATGTTATCTTCTGGTTCCGACATACCAATTGATTGTTTTGTACCTACATGCTTATAGACAGTATCAAAATCACCAGGATATGATGCATTGAAAATAGTTTCAAACTCATAGCAGGTATCTTCAATTTCTCCAATCTGTAGGAAACTACCAGCACCATCAGCAATTACACAAGCAGCAGTTTCAAACCCAGAGTTATAGAAACCACATGCAGCATGCATCTCGTGATGGATAGTATCAATTTCGTGAGTCTGAAACTCAAATCTTTTCCTAGCTAGTTTTCTTACCCATCCTTGATATGCACCTTCGCCAGACCAATCAAGAACAGGACCATGACGATGGGTATGACAGACTACTAGATGATCAATGTGATCTACATAATCAAATACTTTCTGCAAACCAAGTAGAGGAGAACCATCATACTTAAAGCGAGACAGTCGCTCCTCCTCCAGATAAAATACTACCTTGCCATCAACCAACAAAGTCGTACTCCCGTTATGACCACGGGCGACCGAAACAATAACAGACATTATAACCTCAATTTACTTTTACAGTTTGAGAAAATCCTTTCTTACTAGGTTCTAGTGAGGGGATCTTTACTCCATTCGATGCAGCTTCCAATTCAATTGGACCCAATCCTTGCTGCTTTGGCGCTGATAGCGGTGCTTCTGGTGGACAAGTTGGACATCCTTCTTGAGGACCACCATAAGATTCTGGGAGAACAATCTCCATTTCTGGTTTGGTGTAATACCTGTTCATCAGTTTGTCAACAGACTTCATGATAACTTCTTCGACTTTATCATTCATCATCATGATGCCATCATTTACTCTTGCAGATTCTTCATCAGGACAGACACGAATAGGATCATACAATCTCAATCCTTCGCCCATATCAAGAACATCTACTTTCTCGTGGTCTGGATATGAAACATTGACACCAAAAGTAGATCCCATAACAGAAACCACAGGTGTTCCTACTGAATATGCAATGTGTTGACCAACGGAATCACATCCTAGGAATAGATCTGCTTCTTTAATAATGCCAGCCCATCCTCGCAAAGGAACTTGATTTCCAGCAGGAAAAGAAACAGTATCTCTCAATCCTTCTTTTTCAAAATCAAATCCAAACTCTGACATCAGGATTACAGAATACTTTTTCTGCAAACGTTTCATGATAGAAATAACATTCTTAAACTCAAAACTTCTTCCAGAAGAATCGGTAATGATATTTCCAACAGTTTGAACTCCTCTACCAAAAGGTTGAAAAACAACTGTCTTTTTCTTGTTTGTCTTTTGTCTTACTTCTGCAACAACAAACTTTCCATTTACTTGTTCTTCTTTAGAAAGTTTGATAGTTGGTTTGGGTAGTTCTCTTACACCTTTCCCATTGATCTCAATATCAAATGCTTGGGATAGATTACATTTTTGATTGTAGTATTCCCACACCCTATATGGTTCAGGTGTTTTAACATCTGTATGAATAAGTTTATCTCGAAAGATATTTTTGTGCCAGTGGTCATACACTTTACCGTAAAGTGTCGGATGACCTTTGAAGAAGTCTGTACCTCCTTCACAGATAATTAGGAAATCCTCGTCGGGATGTTCCTCTTGATATTTCTCAAATGCAGGTATTGAACAAAGCACACGTCCAGCACCACCATTGACAAAAAATGATTTAGGTCTCATAATCAGTTGCTAATGATTTATATACTTTATTTAGGTGAGGTCTTCAGGGGGGTTAAACGCACCATGCAACCCAAGAGTATCTTGTTCCTTTGGTTACTGTAGTAACCTGATGGGGATATAAAAATACTGATGGGAATGCAACTACCTCACCTTTCTTTAATTCTACTTTATGATCATTCCAAAAAAGTAATTCACCGCCTTGGTAATCATCATTTAGAACTCCAATAATACTAGTGACTGGAATACCACGTAGATCACCTTGAAACATATCATGAATATGATCGTGATGTGGTTTGATGCTATCCCCTTCAGTATATTTGTTGAACTTGATATTAGAAGCTACAGACCAGAATAAATCTGAATTTGTATTTTCTGGTTGATGATACTTGTCGTGGTATGCGATACAAAGATCTTGAATCAAAGGATATATTTTTCCAGAAGCAGTATCATCTTTCAAAGTTTGAAAATCTGCTTCTTCTATATCTTGTTTAAGACCAGCGTCATACCATTTATGATCTTTCCATGGTCTTTTATCGAGTCTTGTAATTAGTTTATCGCATAGATTATCTGGGATGAGTTTGTGTACGAATATGTGATCACGTAGATCAGGATATTTAAGCATAAAAAAAGAGGGTCCGAAGACCCTCTCATTATACCACAAAACTAATCAGACAGCACCGTCAGTTTTTGTGTCATCCAAACGGTTGTCAGGATCTACGTTATAGTCGTAGTCTTCAACCAATTCTCCCAATGGGTTTTCAGGGAATGGAATCATGAATGGTTCAACACCAGCAAAATCTGTGTAAAGATTTTCCATTGCAGCGATCCATGCGTCTGCTGCTGCAATCTGATCAGCAGTCATATTACCTTTGATCTCTGCATAGAAGACCCTATTGCCTTCGAGAGCAGAGTCTCTTGCTTCCTTATGGAATTCTTCGGTCATCCAAGGCTTGAACCAAGGGAAAGGAGTAACCCAGGAATCATTTGCAAGATCATACATGATCTCGTCTACTGCGTAAGTATGGTTTGGTTGCTGGGGATCGGGACGCTCGTAATACGTTTCACCCGCTCTTGCATGACCAGCAGGGAATTTGTATTCTTTCTGTGGATAACCAGTTGCTTTGCCAGTATCTTGTCCGAGTAGAATAGATGCTAGTAGAAGATCTGTTCCGTTTGTATTAGGACGAAGAAGAACTGCCTTTTCGTCTAGACCTGCACGTACACGAGCTTGCTCTTCATCCCTAGTTGGGTTGATAGTAGCAATGAACGATTGAGATGGTAGAAGAGCACCTGTTTCGCCGTCTACAAAAACCCAGAGATACTCTGGACCTTTGTAGGTAAATTCTGCCGTAAGACCAAGATCACTAGTTTGCTTGGTATACTCGTCAGGCAAGTTGTAAGTTACTGGTTTTGAAATATTCGCCATGATAGTAATCTCTTGTTTAATCCTTGGGTTTTCTTTGCTGTATTATTTATAAACTATGGAATCAATATCCGCGTTCGGATTGCTTGTATGAAATGCGGATCATACCAGGGTTTCCATGTTGACCACGGCAGCAACCGCCACCACAAACCCATGCAGAAGGACCGCCAGTGCCAGGAACATAGTTGTGATCACTATGTGATCCACCCCAACCAAGTTGAGCAACTGCCCAGTGATTGAGACAATATCCACAACCAGTGTTTTCGCATTGTGTACCAGGCAACCAACCACCTTTACCATTAACTAGACCGCCTGGATAAGGAATGTGTTGCTTGTTCCAGCAGTGATTATTTTCACACCACATCGTACCAGCACCTGGATTGCCATATGCACCGCCGCTAGCGCCGTAATACAAAGCGCAAGGACCGTTACAGCACACATTGCATAGCGTACCCCAAGTACAGCAACACATGTAGCAGCAAGAGCAACCACCATATCCACCATCAGCACAGAAGTTGGATAGACCGTATCCAATAACAGAAGTTTTGCTACCTTGTTGACCACAAGCAGGACCCTGCCTTGATCTACCACCCTGACCAATGTCCATAGCATAAGCACAACCAGGAACTACATCAGAACCAGATAGCATCTTATATGCATAAGCACCAGAAGAACCAGGTACACCACGAGTACAGCAACAACCATCACCGCCGCCACCGCCAGCACCCCAAATCTCAAAAATGATTTGGGTAGTATTAGCAGGAACTTTCCAATCGGGATAGTCGTAGTAACTATAGTTACTCGTCCAATCATCACAAGTAGCACCACACTGTGCAGTGATGTACATTGTTCTATATCCCTGACTAGGATATGCGGGTAGTTTAGTCGTAGCATCGGCAGATGCTAAACCTTTGATTGAATCAGTTGTTACAATCCCGAGCAGATCGCGTAAATTTGAGTTAGGCATCGGTACTTTTCCTTGTTATATGCTATTTAGATATTAGTTACAGAAGTGGTATGCACAGTCACGATTCACACCCATCCAGCAGGAGCAATATGTAATCTTAATATATCCACCAGATCCTCTATGACCGTAACAGCAACTACCACCACAAGATGTTGATGAAGGACCACCTACACCAGGTAGAGTAGGATTACAATTAGCATTGAATGCCCATGGAGTGGTTCCTTGACAGAAGGTACGATCATTGATACAAGCATTTCCTCTAACGCTGGAAATCAAGTGTCCACCTTCTTTGTCAATTAGACGGGGTGGGTAAGCCATTCCCATCTTCGCCCAGCAGTTGCTAGATGTATTATAGATTCGGAAGAATCCTGGATGTCCCTTAATGTTCTCATCACCGCCATAGGCATTGGGACCATCAGTAGCAGGATCATGTCCACCACAACCTGCCCAGTAAACTCTATCCAGGCATCTGAATTGAGTATCCCAGTATGCATAACAGCAAGTCTTGCCAGGTAGTCCACCGTCTGCACAGAAGTTAGAACCGAGAGCATTTTGTGCATCCCCGTTTTTACCACAGATGTAAGACTTACAACCTTGAATACCAATACAGCACTGTGAGCAGCAAGTAGGTTCTGCAACTTTCAAGTAGAAGCACCAACCACCTTGAATTTGTGGGTATTGTAGAGTCTTTCTGGAATATGCACCAGATCCACCAGGCATACCCTGTTGGCAACAGCAAGCGCCGCCACCAGAGCCACCACCGCCCCAAATCTCAAAAGTAATCTGTGTAGTACCACATGGTACACACCAATACTCTTGATAGTAACTACGATAACTACTATCGCAGTTTAAGTTACAGTAAGGTGCGAAGTTATACACCTTACCATCTCTGATTTTTTCGTAGCTACCGTATTGCCCAGCAGTTTCTAGAACAGTAGAATCGAATTCCTTTCCCAGGAGACCTCGTAAATTTGCCATTAGTTTATACCTTGCAATACCATGTGACTTTAACTAGACCTGCAGCGCCTTCAGAAGAGCAGCAGCAACCGCCACCGAATGTGTCGGAGGAGAATCCACCGTGACCAGGAGGACCGCTTCTGTGGCAATCTCCAGAGATGCCTCCATTATTACCTGTAATCCACTGCGTTTCAGTTCTACCACAAGTAGCCATTGAATGGTGTCTTTGGTGGTTGAATGTACCAAACTTACCATCTTGGTAAGGAGCAAATGGTGAGGAGTGTTTCATCATACACCAGTTACCACACTCTTGGCAGTCCATCTGGTTGTAAGAACCAACTTGACCCCAATACTCACGACCAAGTTCGCAAGCAGCATCACGATTGGTACGTGATTCGCTGTATTCTCCACCAGACTTATCACACTGCCATCTGCAATGTGGCTGACCTGTCTGCCAGTTCATTCTGAAGCGACAACCCCATCTAGAGGAACCGCCACCGAAGCAGCAAGAATAACCGTGACAACCACCGCAAGCGCAGAAGTTATCAAGACCAGGACCGACAACAAATGATTTGCATCCATCAAAACCGCCGTTACCTGGGTGTCTGCAAGTAATAGTACCAGCACACATCACGTAGCAGCATTGATCCAATTGGTTCACACCTTGTGCAGCTGCACAAACAGTAAATTTATTGTATTGACCAGAATAACCATTGACACCAGACATACAGCAGCATGAACCGCCGCCGCCTCCGCCGCCGCCCCAAACTTCAAACTGTACTTTACAGACGCAGCATGATGGAACACACCAGCGGTTTTCTGCCCAATGGTAATTGTGACTACTCTCGTAGTACCAGCAATGTCCTCCACGCCACCAGATCTGGTGAGCGTTTTGTGGACCGTAATACGTTGCTACTGGAATGCCATCTGTTGTGGCAACATCCAGTAGATCTCTTAAACTAGACATCTGTCAATACCTCCCTATTAGTATTAGTTAGAAAGGATCGACCAACCGTAAGAAGATCCAGTGTAGATTAGTTCAAGTGATGCATTCTTAATATCAAAATCTAGGTCTTCTGCCAGGTTGGCAATTTTATTACCGTTTCTAGCAATAACCGCTTTAGTGGTTCCACACTGACCAGCGGCGTCAATTAGATTGACACGATCACCTGCAGATGGATTAGCAGGAAGAGTGAGTGTAAGTTCTGTGCCAGCGACAGTATCAATCAGAAGAATTTCTCCTGAAAGAATATCGTGATCTGCTGTAATTGCTACTGTGTATCTTTGTGAGATAACTTGTGATAGGTTGCGTCCCATTGTTTTTATAACTCCTTTGGATTATTTATCAAGCCTCTTCTTCTACGCCATACGCCGAGACGCTGACGTTCGCGGTATCAGAAAGTACCACGAGGTTTTTGGTTGATTGCAACGCAATACCAGTTCTCTCCAGAATTCCGTATCCTGCAATTTCTGCATTATACTCAATGTATTCTGCACCAGTTGGAGTTCCAGTAGCAGAAATAGCAACACGAACGCTAACAGCTGTAGCGTTGGTGTTGACGATGTTGAAGTTTACGTATGCAACAGTTGATGCAGGGACTGTGTAAACTGTGGTTAGTGTGTTAGCTGAAAGGGAAGCTTGTGTCCCCAGGATGCCAGAAGCCATGTTGATTACTCCTTAAATGTTCCGAATGTCGTAGTTTATCTGTAATATTTATAAAGTGGGGATCACATTGCTCCCGCCCAGAAAGTGAAGCCTTTCGTCTTCGTTTTAGTATCAACGTAAGTCTTAACTGCCTTCTGTGTAGGAACTTTAGCGTTGCTATTAGCGGACAGTGTAACGTCGCTGGAGAATTCATCAATTGATTCACCAATTTGAGCACCGATAGAACCGAGTCTCAAGGATGATAGACCAGAAAGATCGAAGGAAGATGCATTCAAGGTTGTGCTACCAGTTGACTGGTTAACCTTAAAGTAACGACCAACGGTAAAGTTACCATCTTGGTCAGTTGAAACATAGAATACACGACCTGGGAAATCTTCAGTAACTTCGTTGCCAGGTGCAGGTGCCGAAAGTGGTAGACCAGGCCAGTTAGTTTGTGTCTTATTGCCAGTACCGATATCTAGGAAGTCATGACCAGTTAGTCTAACTTGTGAATAAAGATATCTAACTCTAGTTAGTTGACGATCGTAAGCTGGTGTTGGTTTTGTTTCTGCAAGAACAATGGTAACAGTACCAGTTGTAATTGTTGCAGATGTAGAAACCTGCATGAACTCGTTGTCAATCTTGATATAATCTGATGATAGAGTACCAGTTGCAGTCTCAACCAGGATGATTGTATCACTAGCAGTGAGATCTCTAGCAGTTGTAGTTTGAGAAGGAACCTTAATTTGAAGTGCTCTAACAACTACACCAGATGTATGCGTAGAAGCAGAAGTTCCTTCTACTCCTCTAACAACAGTAACTGATGTTGCAGTTGGGAAAGCAACAACTTCCATCATTTCGTTTTCGATAATGATATAACCACCAGTGTTAATACCAGTAATGGAAGAAACTTGGATAGTTGTATCTACTGCACTACTAATAGGTGCAGATAGAGATGTTGCAGTACCAGTTTGATATCTGATAATCGTGCTCAAACCGTCATGAGTTGCGGCAGCAGAACCTAGAAGTCCTCTAGTTACTGTTAGTTCGCCACGACCACTTGGTGCAGCATACGAAGAGTTTGCAACAACATATGTGAATTGATCAGCACCAGCACCACCAGGACCAGTTACGTATTCAATTGAACCACCTGGATCTGGAGCAGCAGTCATGCCACCAAGAACAAAGGTAAATCCGTTTTGTCCTTTCTGTGCGTCTGAATTGTTAACTAGAGTTGCAGTTGCTCCAGATGTTTGACCAGTAACAACTTCGTTCTGAACAAATGTTCCTTTAAGAGGACGGAATAGAATCTTGTCTGCAGAAGGTTGGAAGCTAGTAACTTCACCAACAGCACCAGACGTACCACCGATCATCTGCTCATCTTTCTCAAAAGATGTACCAGCAGAAAGTGTGGTCAGATCATAGTTCAGTTCTAGACCATCGATAAATCCGTCAAGGGTAGTTTCATTTTCGTTGAAACCAGAAGATACAATAGCGTAAGTACCCCAGGAAGAGTTACCTGCAAGAGATCTGATTCTACCACCTCTAGTGGAGCAGTAAGAAACGTGACAGTAGTAAGTGAAGCAGGATACAATTTCAGCAGCGCCGTTATTTGTAATCCAGAAAGCAACACCACCGTTTTCATGGATGTTAGTCCAGGAGTCAAAAACGATTGACTTGTTGGAAGGAGTTCCAGTTCCGTCATACTTGTTATGAACACTACCATCAACGATAGCACCAACACCAGTCTGTGAGAACGCAGAACACTGCGAAACATAAGGAGACTTGGTGATTGGGGAGTTAGGGTTAAGTCTTACAAATACACCCTCAATCGTTGCGGTGTTAAGATCTTTTGGATCGGATGCTGAAGGAACGAATCCTGCCATACCGTCCATAACCAAATCCTTAAGCATGGATTTGTTGGACAGGTAGAACAACGTTGAGTTCTCGTTAAGGATTGCTGCAACCTGATTGATTACGATATCATTACTGCCAGCCTCGAAAGTATCCGAAACTGTCCAATCACCACCAGTAATAGGCATGATATCAATAGTACCGCCACCATCTTTAACATCGATGATTTGTGCAGTCTTGTCACCAGCACCGTTGGTGCATGTCTCGCCAACAACTCTCAAAGCAGCATCGGGAACTGTAGCCAGTGTCAGTTTCTGTGTAGAAGAATTTGAACCAACATTTGGTTTGATAACAGTTGTTCTCATGTTATCACCAATGATCGAGATATTCTCGGGAACGAACATTGGTAGAGTTTCGTTATACGTACCTGCCTTAACGTAAATAGTTGCAGGACCAGTAACGTTATCTAGAGCGAAACGTAGTGAACCAAATGACTTGGTAATATTCTCGCCACTGTTTAGATCACTGCCGTTGACAGTAACATAGTAAACAGGATCGGTTGCATTACTCTTTTCCCAAGCAGGATAACCGTTGGCATCAACTGTTAGAACTTGACCGCTGGCTCCAATAGGTAGTCTGGCAGCACCAGAACCCGAAATATAAAGAACATCACCAGCATCTGTCAAGACGTTGGATTGAGCTCCTTGAGTCAGGGAGTTCCAATAGTCTCCATTAACGTCTGTCTCTGGGGTATTGTTAGTAGACTCGGCAACACAGATGTAAGAGTTAGACGCTCTGGAGATTGCATCACCAGGCTGATATGTTTCTGTCGAACTCCAAACACCTCTCCAGGTGAAACCACCAACAACGAAGTCCCAATCAGCAGAAGCAGCTGATGGTGTAGAGTTGGTATTAGTTGTTTTAGCAACGTATGAGTTACCACCAAGTAGTACAACGTCACCAGGTTTGTATGCTGTGCTATTGCTCCATGTACCTACAACTTTAAAACCAGTTGTTAGAATTTCCCAACTAG